ATAACATCATCAATGCACCCCAAAGACATATATAAAAAATCATTAGAAAACGATGATAAAATGGCACAACTTTACAGAAGGTTCGATATAGAACGTTTAACAAAATGAAGGTTTTCCCCCTGCGTCGCTTCGCTCCTTGTGGAAAAACGGGCGTCGGCGGACGCCCTACCCCACCATAACCTGGGGTTTATTAGATGTCGAAATAAATATTTTCTTTAATATTTAGTTCATTAATTTGATAAGTTGTTTGGATTAGTAAATTGGACAAATCTTTCAAGTTTAAAAGTAAAAATCAAATTACCTGCAACATTTGCATTGTCAAGAGTTTTCCAATAAACAAAATAATTAAAATTATTAACAGAAGTAATTGCAGGAGTTGTTGCCGTTGTTGCAGTAATAGCATTTGAAGGCTGAACTTTATACTGTAATTTAGACATACCAAGCAATCGAGCAGGTGATATTTTTGACATAACTGTATCACCAGTAACATTAGAATATACAACTTTATTACGACAATATGGTTGTTCATTCCACTCATCTTCAGTCATTGATGTTATAGCATTTTGATTAGTTGAAGCCCAAGGAAATACGCCAATCTGAATACTATCACTACTGCTTTCAGGACGACATAAAATAGTCAATTTTGTTCCATAAACTCGATACTGATTATACTGAGAAGCCATTATAGAATAACCACTGAAATTATCATTAATTGATGCACCGCTTGTGGGGACTAATGTACCAAAATTAGAAGAAGTTATAGGAGCACCAGTATTGTATGGAGTTTGCAATTGCATAGCATAAATAGTGGCATAACCAGATGTTATAGAACCTGCAGAAATATAACCAGTAAATAAATCTACCGTGCGAATAAATTGCGAACGTGGAATAACCAAACTTCGAACTCTAACAACATTACGACCCTTTCGAGAAGAGCGCTTAAACACCCTTTTTCTTCGGGAAACAATTGCCTTTCGGCGGGAAACTTTCGGCCTTCGGTATGCCATATATTTTAGCAAAAGAAAAAAAGAATATAGGAATTTTTTCTAAAGGTATATTAATGGAGGACGTCCAGCAAAACGCCCAGAAGTGCCCAGAAGGTAATACTATATCTTCTGGGCTACCAACCGACACCCGTGTCAGAAGTTATTGTTTTACTATAAACAATTGGACTGAAAGTGAATGGGAAAATTGCAAATTGGTAAAGGGATGCACATATGGATGCATCGCCCCAGAATTTGCGCCCAGCACTGGAACCCCCCACATACAGGGGTATTTGTATTTTGCAAATAAAAAAGCGTTTTCTGCACTTAAAAAAGCATTACCACGAGCAAACATAAGCATTGCAAATGGAACGGCATTGCAGAACAGAACTTACATTTTTGGGCCGTATGAAAAAGACGGAAAGACCAAAGATTTTAATGACAAAGCAATAGAATGGGGTGATATGCCCAAACAAGGCGAACGAGTAGATTTAGATGCAATTAAATCGGAAATTTGCGAAGGAAAATCAGTAGATGATATTTGCATGGAAAATCCTATTATTTTTCACCAATACGGCAGAACTCTTGAACGAATAGAACTTATTGCAATGAGGAAAAAATTTCGCACAGAAATGACCCAAGGCATTTGGTTATATGGAGAAACAGGAGTTGGTAAATCACATAAAGCATTTGAAAATTATTCACCAGAAACACATTATGTTTGGAACTTTAATGATGGCGGTTTTTGGCAAGATTACAGACAACAAGACACTGTAATTATTCAAGAATTACGAGGAGAAATTCCATTCGGTTTTTTATTAGAATTGGTTGATAAATGGCCAATGAATGTAAAAATAAAAGGAAAAAATTGTGTTCCCTTTACATCAAAAAAAGTGATAATAACATCATCAATGCACCCCAAAGACATATATAAAAAATCATTAGAAAACGATGATAAAATGGCACAACTTTACAGAAGGTTCGATATAGAACGTTTAACAAAATGAAGGTTTTCCCCCT